CTAAGAATATACTTTTACTATTTTATCGGAGTCACTAGAATAAATTTCTAAACATTCATTTATATCATCATAGTTCATCTTATTGTATGAACTCCAATAAATCCCAAATAATTTTAATGAACTAAAGTTTTTAACTCCAGCGTTTTCCCAAACTATATTTATTTTGTAAGTTTCTGTTCCTGGTGATATATTTATTGGTACTTGTATGCTTAAAATTACTGCATCAGTTTCTTCATCAACAACTTCTACATAACGTAGACTTGTACTAGTATCTCTATCCCAGCTAAAATATAAACTCTTTATAGCGTGTAAACTTTCTAATTGTTCTTCAAAACTTAATTTTTTCCCCATTTTACTACCTCCAATAATTTATTTTCTAAATACTAGATTAACATATTTCCAAGTTATTCAAAATTATTTATTTAAATAAAAGTATTATTTTATTATATCTAATTCAAACTAATATCTATATGATTTACTTGATTACCACCTAAAATAGTATCTTGTATACCTATTAATAATTCATTTGATTTTATTACGCTATCATCACTTAATAGTGATTTTATATCTGAATTAAAAATATATTTTATAATTCCACTATTCATAGTTTCTAGCATATTAAAATTAATTTCTTTCCTCAAGTCTATTAAGCCTGAAAAATGTCCAGCCAATATCCTAAAGTACCACATACTCTCTTCCATTAATCTAAAATTAAAATCTAATACTGACCTTACATATAAATTTGAGTTTTTATTACTTAAATATTTATGTAAATCATTAATATCCCTATTTAAATCAAAATATATAATTGGCGAAAATCTATACTTTTCTTCATTCCAATCAATATTAGAAAAATTTGTTGATGATTTTACTTGAAGTTTTGCCATTAACTCATATTTGGTATATGGTATACTAGCTTTTAAAATATCTTCCTTTGATTCTTTATTACACCAAATAATATCTTTATTAATATGATTAGGTTCATAAACATAATTATTATCTTGATAATGTATAATACCTGCATCACTATATAATACTATTCTTTTATGTGATGGTGAAAATGGAGTATATTTGTTATATTCAATATCATTGTACTCTTCATTTATATCACTTTTAAAACGTGCATAATTTATGCATTTCATATTTAGATTTAAATCTCTTTTACAATTATCTATTATAATACATTCACATATATTACCTAGCATAAACATAATTCTTCTCATATATTCTGAAATAATATATCTAGTTTTATTCCCAATTTTTGATTCAATACGTTTATAATCCTTTTGTAATTCTAAATTTGCAGGGTCATATGCTCTTGCAATTACTATTTTAGCTTTTGTATTAGCTTTTGTTGAAATTTCATCAAATTTATCATTTAAATTAATTTGATAATCATCAATATATCTAAGTAATTGCTCTCTATACATATTAACCTGTATTTCTTGTAATATCATATTTGTAGTTAAGTTATTTAAAGTAATATTCAAAAAAACACATCCTAACGTTTATATAGTTATTAATATCGTCTTTATTATAAAAAATGACAAGACTATTATATATTATCCATCTTGTCATTTTTTGTAAAATTGTATAATGATTTTTTAATAAAGTGAATTTCCGTTATACTCTATGTTTTTTGAAAGATTCCTATTAAATCTTACATCACATATACAAAACTGTTCTTTATCAATTATTTGTTTTTTATTCTTATATAAATATGCATTATGAACAACTACTTGATTATTAACAATTAATTTATAACTATACTTATCATCATTCCTAATTGCTATACATAAATCTCCATCCCTTAAATATGCTCTTTCAGATTTAAATCTTATTTGTAATGCATTCCCATATTTCTCTTGTTCTTTTAGTATAAGTTTATATCTACCTGCATTTATACTTTGACCTAGTTTGTTTTCATCTAATATTTCAAATGTTCTAGTGTATGTTTTATTCCCTATTTTTATTATTTTAGCATCTTCTTTTTCTGAAATTTCACCTTTGTAGAATGTTCTAACTTTATAATTATTTATCTTAACTACATCTACTATAGCTGGTGCAAAATATTCTAAAATAAAGTCACTCCTAAGTTTGACTATACATATTGCTTGCAATAAATCTACTAATGTATATCCCTCTATTTCAGATTTACATTTATTATAAATACCTTTACAGTACTCATAAGCTCTAAAGTTATTATCTTTATGAGTATTTTTATAAAACTTAGATGATTTATCACAATTCCTTAAACTACTTTTTACAGCCTTATATTTAGAGTATATATCATTCATATCTTTTACTATTACATCAACATTCGATTGATTAAATCCAATACTAGCTTTTTTAAACATATCTATAAATACATTTTTATTTCTTTTGTCTATTTCTTCTTCTATACTAAAACATACATCCTGCATAAGCTCAAATTTTTGAGTATAGTAATATTTTGCACATTCATATGAATATCTATCCATTACACTATTCCTAATAGTAGTATACCTTTCACCTCTAGCATATCTAAAGAAATGTGGCTTTTCTTCAAATTCTTTCAATATATTGTGTACATTCTCTGGTATCTCTACACCTGTCTTTGATGTATCTATTGCTACCTGCTGTGCATATAGGATTAGATATTGCATCTTACGTAATTCTTTATGTCTACTTTTTATATAATCTTTCTTTTGTTCATAAGTATATATATCAGAAAACATTGTATCAATTACTTGTCCAGATTGTATAAGTTCGTTCATTTTAAAACTAATTTCTTCACTTGTTTCTAGTTTAAAATCATCTTTAATCTTATTGTAAAATTCGCTATTAGATATTAATGTTCCATCTTGTAACATATATGGATATTCATTAGTCATATTCATTACACCAGCATTAGCTAATGCTAAAGCTCCTATCTTATTTCCAGCACATAATTTAGTCATTAATCTTATATTGTCTGGTGTATACTTCATATCCATTTTAGCTCCATCAAATGTATTAAAGAATAAAGGTACATCTAATTCAATTACAGAATTATATATAATATCATCAACAATACAACAAACTATATCTCCATCATAATCAGCTCCACTCATTCTGCTGGCTGTAGCATCATAAGTATTCATAACTAATATGCTCTCACATTCATAACCTAAACTATCTATATAGTTATTCTTTTTATTCTCAAACTTAACAAGCTCCTGTGCTGAACTTAGTGGATTTCTACCCATTACTGTTTTTTGTTTATCTTGTCTACCTATTGAGTAATATTCACCAGCTTGTAAACAATCTTCATTTCTAGCTATGTCCATATCTCTAGTAGATATAAAGTTCATATAAACTTGCACATCTTGTATTATTAATCTATAACTTGCATCATCTAAAAATGTTTTTCCATAAGCAACTTTATTTATTCTACTCTTTAATAGTTTTTGCATATGGCGTTGAACGCTCCATTCTTTTAGTAAACTACTTTCATACTTTACAAGTTCTAGCATTAAGCTAAAACTATCATTTTGTTCCTTATCTTCTGTATCGTCTATATATTGTATATCTGCTAAATCACAAGTTATTAGTAGACTATCTATATCTTTTAAAGATGCATCTAAATGTTCCCTATCATTCTTTGTAAGTTCCATTAATTCATCATATGATAAATTTAATGATTGTAGGAATTGATAGTTTAATTTAGTTCTATTACTTCTTTGTTTCTTCTTATTATGCATACATACATATAGACACTTAAATATACTATCCACTTGATTAGATACATTATATAAATATTCACCATCAAAGTGCTTTACTAATTTACATTGGCTTTCATTTAGTATCATATCTATTTCACTTACTTTGTGATATATATTCAATATGTCACGTATCATTAGTTCATTATCAACCATTTTAAGATGTTCTGTATCTCCATATACTTTATTAACTTTTAAAAGTTCATTATGAATATCTACAGCTGTAGCAACACCTTTTCCACCTATCCCTGCATATAATCTAAATGTAATCCAATTTAATTGATGTTCTATTTTTAAATCTTTAGCTATTCTATCAGCTAATTCTTTAGTCATTATTCCTTGTCCATCAAATGCCGATAGTGTAGTTTCTATTTCTTTTTCTACTAACTTTATATCATCTATAGTTTCAGCTGTTTCAACACTATCTAAAACAGTATGAAGTCCTTTATAGAAATACTTAGGTTCTTCTATTATTACCACTTTAGGAATTATATTTGTCTTTTGAGAACCACTAAAAATAAATCCTTGGTATGCTGTTTCTTTCATTATAGTAATAGCTGACTTCTCTATCAATTTATATTCTACTCCACCTGTGGCTTGCTCTTTTAACCATTGACCGAATTGTGCATACTCTTCTTTTATAAATATACAGCTTGATTTCTTTAAATCACTTGCTGTAGACATATAAAATGCATATTTGCTATTATTAATAATTATTATTCTATCTATTATATCTTCATCACTTTGAAATTCTACTTTAACTATAGCATCACTAAATAATATTTCTTCTTGATTTACTCCTTTATATTTTGCTAATGCTACCGTAAATAAACTGTTATCTAATTCTATTTTATCTACACCTTTATAAGTGTCTTTAAATTCATCCTTACCTACTATTTTTTGTTTATTTTCCTTTATTACTTCTTCATTTAATCTTAATATTTCCATACTACTCAATCTCCTTAATTTAATTTTATTTGTGGCTACATAGTAGCTTTAATTTAACTCTCATAATTAATAATTTACAAAAAATTTCTTAAAAGTAAAAAAAGAAAGTACTTTTTAAATACTTTCTTCATTATAAAAATATAAATTATGTTCTTCTCCAAATTCATCTTGAATTATTTCTTCTCTTAAGCCAATACTTTCTATTATCTCTTTCTTAATCTTATCAACCTTAATTCTTAATTCTTGCATATCTTTATTCGTATTTTCACTATATATAGAACTTAGATATAAATCATCTTCTATAAAATCATTTTTATCTTTATAAATTAATTCCATAATATATAATTTAGAAAAATCATTATTTAATAATTTATCTAAATTAATTACAGGTTCTATTGTTATTGCACAAGTTCCCCATTCTGAATTATATCTTGTTGTATTAAGTTTTATATATTCTAATACACCACCATTTAAAGTATTCTCATACATAATTTTATCTATCTTCGGTAATATATCTTTTATTATTTCAAATTCTTCTCTAACTTTAGGATTTCTATTTTCATTGCTATCTATAGATATTCCTATATCTAACTTTAATCTTTTAGGTATACATTCACCTAAAAATGGATTTACATTATCAATTCTAAACATTTTAATTCTTCTCCTTATATTTTTCTATTAATTCATTCATTACATTCCAATCCATAGTTGAATACTCGATACCTTCAAATTCTATTTCACAACCTCTACCTAATGTTAATTGGTTATACATAACAGGCATTAATTCGTGAGTTCCATTCCTTGCATAGTTATAAGCTAATCCAGCTTGACCTGTACATATAAAATTATGAATTGGTTTATCTCTTTCTGACCACTCTGGTTGCTCTGGGCATATATTTTCAAATACTAAATCATCATTTAAACAATCTGATACATAATCTAATTGTGTAAACTCTTCATCATCTTTGTCTATAGGCGTTAATTTTCCTTTTTTATCATATCCTATATTGGTTATATCTATAGAAATAACAGGTGGCTGTCCTAATATAAATTCTGCATCACCTAATTCTTTAGGATTTGTTGTTTTAACTTTTGGTAGTGCCTTTGGTGCTTTTCTTAATATTAGAAGTGTTACAGGTATATTTGTACCACTCCTAGCAAATGTTTCAGATGGTAAACTAATGTTAGCTATGCACCAGCAAGTATCGTATATTAATTTTCTTATACCTTTTAAACTATCTTTATAGTTAATACTTTGTGGCAAAATAAAAGCTATATAACCACCTTCTTTTGCTGATTGTATAGCTAACTCTAAGAATAATTCATCACTATTTATTTTTCCATTTTTCTTTCTTAGTGACCATTCTTTTTGAGTTTCTATAGTTAAATTAAAAGGTGGATTTCCTATTACTAAATCATAATAATTAGGTCTATCAAATTCACCAGCACTTATGTTTAAAACCTCATAAGATGGTTCTGTATATTCTAATATTTTACATTGAGAAGGTTCTACCTCTACACAGGTTATTTCTGCATCTTCTCTTATATAGTTTAATAAAGCTCCTACACCAGCACTTGGTTCTAATACCTTTGGATTTTCTGGTAATCTTGGATTTAAATATTCAGCTATAAATTTACATACGTGGTCTGGTGTAAAGAATTGTGCTAATCCTACTGTATTACCTAAAACACTTCCCCAACCTGTATATTCCTTCTTTAAAAATGCTCTTTCATCTTCTGTTATATTTTCTTTATCTTTAGTTAATATATCTAAACATCTATTATTGTTTATTATTCTTTCTCTAGTTTCTTTACCCATTGTTTCCTCCATATTTTCATAAATTAATTATTGAATTTTTTGCATAATAAAAAGCAGGTAAATATTCACCTGCTTTTAAAAATCACTTTTTACTATTTTTTCTATTTCATCCCAAGTTGGTATATGGTCTAATCCCTCATAGAATTTTGTAATTGGATTTCCATATATCCACCAGCTTATCATTAATACATAACTATTCGGATATTCCATTATTGAAACTTTAATTTTTTTATCATCTATGTTTCTAATTCTAAAGTTCCAAGTCGATAAATAAACATCTTCTATAACATCATCTATTATAAATTTTTCTCTTCTAAAACCGTGTTGCTCCATATATGGTAACTTGTATTTTTTATCTTGTTCTAATTGATGTTTATATCTAAAGTTATCTATATGATTATCATATATGTTCATATTTTTAGCATATATCATTGTGTTTTCCTCCAATATAAAAAGGCTAGTATTCCACCAGCCATTAATTAAAAAAATCCATTATATCATCATCTATTGATTGTTCTTTATTATCTTCTATAAGTTCCTTACTATCATCTATAGTTTGTTGTGGTTCTTCTTTGATAGTATCTTGAACCATTGAATTACATTCTCTGCTATCACTAACTTTTAGTTTATTTAAATCATCTTTGAGATATTTTTTAACTATATATTGAACTTGTTGTGTGATTGAGCGACACTCTTCTTCACATATATCTTGTAATACTTTTAGCATATCTCCTTCAAATATTAACTTAACTTGTACCTTATCTGGTTTAGACATATTATTTAGCTCCCTTCTTACGTGTTGCTACTATTTTTGCACCTTCAACATTACTAAATAAAGCATCATCTAATATAAACACATCTTCTCTAAGCCATCTTTTTAGTGCTACACTACCTCCACCTGTCATTATTACTCTATGGATTAAATCATCATATTGTATTTCATCTAATCTATCGTATATATTAGTTTGTATATAATCATTCATAAAAGTATCTATAACTACTTTTATATCTTCTGGTAACGTGTCATATTTATCTAGTAATAATTTTGTATTACCTTCATCTATTGTCCTTCTCATTTTACTTGTTAGAACTCTTGAAAGCTCCTTGTACACTATAGCCATTCCTTTTACATCTGTATATAGTTTATTTTGGTCTGGTGTTTTATTAACATAAACCATAGATACATCATAATTTCCCATATCTATTAGATATATTGGTTCTTTTAATAGTTCTGGCTTTGTCATTAAACTACTGAAACTCTCTGGATATACATCTACTGATTTGATTTTAAAACTCTTAGTTGCTCCATTATCATTAGATACTTTATAATTTCCAGCTAATAACTTTTGGAAATCTTCTCTATTTTGTTTATCAAAATATAAACTCAATGGCATTAATACATTTATATCTGTTACTTCTTTATCTTCTGTTATTGGATATAAAATTCTACCTAATAATGCTTTTTTATTTTCTGTTATCTTATTTGTATCTACTTTTGATTTTGCATTTTGACCAAATAAATAGTGTTTTCCATTTACTTGCCACGCTCCAAATGCTGTATCTTGTACTTCTTGTACATAGCTACAATCCATTATTCTTTTATCCCCTGCTAATAATTTATAGTTTCCATTTCCTAAATCTACTGTTTTACACATAATTACTCAATCTCCTTTTATTTTACTAGTTTTAATTTTGGTGTTTTTTTATTATCATAAATTGCATTTATTATGTACTTCTCTGTGCAATAATCTTCTTTTTTATTTGTATTTATTTGCATATCTGCATTTACTATTTCATCCCAATCTAAATCTTTTATTATAACTATTAGATTATGACTTACTTCTCTACTTAAATGAGCTTGGAATACGTCTATTTTTTCTTTTAATTCCTCTTGCTCCGTTTGTTCTTGTATCTCTATTTCACCTGCATAGAATTTTTTTATCAACTCTTCTGTTTCTTGTTCATCTTTATGTACTTTTTCTACTGTAGGTTCTTCTGTTGTCTTTACAGGTTTTGCTGGTGAACTTTCCTCAACAACTAAATACTTATGTATTAAATAAATCGTATTTCTTCCAGACTTAGAAGGATTATTTTTTCTAGTTATATAACCTTTTTCTTCTAAACTCTTAAGTACACTACCTACTGTATCTTTATTCATTTTGCAAGATGTGATTATCTGTTCTCTAGTTGGAAATGAATATCCCATTGATGCGTTGTAATTTCTTATTAGATATGCTAAAACTCTAAATTCAGTATGCTTTAAATTTTTATCTTCAAATATTTCATTATCTATTACTGTATAACTCATTGTTGTTCACCACCTTTGCTGTTTCAATCTATAAATAGATTATATTATAAGTAACAACACTTTGCAATACTTTTTTGTTAAGTAACAACACTTTATTAATTTTAACTACTGAAAGTGTTTAAATCACAACACTTATGTGGTATAATAAATTATAATTATTTTTATGGAGGAATATTAATATGGCTGTCGATAGAACTAAAAATGATAGATTAGGTATAACTGTTACTAAAGAACTACATCAACTTATAAAAGAGTATGCTCAACTAGAAAATAGAAAGGTTTCTAATTTCATAGTAAATGCTATAGTTGAATATTTAAAATCTAAATATAAGATTGAACTTTAAGAGTGATTTCAAAAGTCACTCTTTTTTTATTTAATATAGTACTTGTATTAGTAATTATATTAGTACTTGTAGTTACCCCAGCTTTCGGATAATCATTTACCCAAAATAATGGTATATGAATTACCCCAGTTTTCGGATTTATGAAAACTAAGGTACTTCATCCATTTAAATTATTAACATTTTATCCACAGACTTTTCCACAATTAATCTAAGAATAATTTTCTCTTAAATTTTACTTTTTCATCTTTGATTTTCACACTTGAACCTCTACTATTTAATATAAAAATTTTATCTTTTATACTTCTAGTTTCATTAGTAGCTTGTAAGATTTGATAATAACCTATTAAGTCACTTTCAAATATTTTACTATTTTCTATTGATTGATGCTGTGATACTATCTCTAATGTATTAAATAGTAATTTATCTATTTCTTTAGCATTCATATCACTTTGCTCTTCAAGAAACATTCTATATTTAGTTATAAAATCTAATATATTTCTATCTATAGAATATCTAGCTACAATATGGCTTTTCCATCTATTATTTCTATCTCTAGTCCCTATATTACTTGAACCAATATAGTAATATTTAGCTTGTTCTAATGAATAACATTTTAATAGTTCCTTATTAAACATAGTTAAGTCAAAAACTCTCTTATAACAATATGGTGTAACCTTTTTTAATTTTCTTTTCATTCTCTTTAATCTCCTAATCTATAAATTTATTTTCATAAGTATCATAATATTTAGCATTAAATCTATTGATATTTCTTTTATCAGCACTTTCATCATAAGTATCAAGATAATCTATAGTTTTATATTTTTCTTTTCTTTCTTGCTTTCTTCTATGGGATGTTTCTTCCTTGTATATTTCATCTAAATTCATTATTTCTCCATATAAAAAGAACCAGCTAATTATGCTGGTTCTTCTACCTTTTCATTATTTTTATAAATTTCAAATATCATTTCATTTATAAATAATTTATATTTTTCATAGTATTCATAATTATCATTACTAGCACTTATCTGTAATCCAAATTCACCTTCATTGGATAAATAATCTTGCTCTATGAAAATATTATTAGTTAAAATACCTAATTCTTGTACTTGTATATGAATACAATCAAGGTTTATATTATAAAACATATTTATAATACCTACTCTACCATTCTCTAAGTCTATAAGGCATTTATATATATTGTTGATTTCTATATTTAATAACTCTTCTATTTCTCCCACATTGATTATATGCTCTTTAGGCAATATTCCTTTTCTTATTAATTTCATATTATTTATCTCCTTTGTATATTATATCTCCGTCTAGTTTCATATAGTTCACACCACAATCTAGTGTTTTATAATCTATATTCTTAAATCTTTCTGTAGAACTAATCAACTTAAAATCATTTACATAGTTCTTGTCTATAAGCATCATATAAGGACTATGTTTATATCTGATTTTTAAAAGATTTGTTAATTCATTCTTAGAGTATTCATAAGTATATATATGATTTATAATATCAATTTCATTATTTGCATTAGACACCATCAGCCACATACCAACTTCTAAATTATTCAATACTTCACCTCTTCATTTATTTTTATTCTTACCATAAACAATGTGAAGTGGAGTACGTAGCGAAGCGTAGTGGTAACGAACGAAACTTTTAAAATAATAGGTTACCTTAATTACCTATATATATTAAACAAAAAAAATAGCCACAGCTAAAGCTGTGACTTGGTCTGTGTCAAGCACAGACCGTTAATTATTTCATATGTTAGTTTATAATATGGATATAAAAATGTCGGTAACATATCATAAATATAATATAATTTTATTAAAGTATTTATTATGTCTTACAGACATTTTTTATATTATAATTAACATCCATATTCTGACCTATAGTTAATTTTAATTTATATTTCAGTAAATGGATGTTAATTATAGTGTATTTTGTGACCTATAATATATTTGTTTTATATTTCAGCAAATGCACTATAAACTATAATAAATCAAAATATATTTTCTAAAATAAAAAGATAATTTTATTTAATTTGTAATACTAACATTATCTATAAAATCTGACAGCATTTCCATATCTCTTTTACTTATTTCATCTACTTCTTTATATGTAACTTCCATAGTCATTATATCTTGTTTTATAAATAGTCCATTTAAATGTTCTAGTGTAGCATCTACACTTTCAAATATGATATGATTAGTTTCATCTTCATTAAAATCAAATATTGATGATAATTCATTTACACCAGCATTTAAAATATTTTTTTGTATATCATATGCTTTTTCAAGATAATCAATATGTTCCCTTAATTTCCCTAAATATTCATCATCCATATTTTCATCAAATCCATCTGTAATATCAGCACAATGATGTGCTAACCAACCTTTTAACTCAAAAAATGTATACTCTGATAGCTCTGATATAAGTTTGTTAAACCTCTTTCTGTAATTGTCCATATACTCCTCCTATAATATATATTGCATAATATTGACCCCCAGCATTTCTAATTACATTATATCATAAAACCACCTAAAGTCTAGTATTTTCAATATGTACGTACAATCTGAATTATACTTAATTCTATATATATATAAGAGTAATTTATACTAAAAAGGCAATATCAACATTGTGCTAATATCACCTTTTTTATAAAATATATATGTTATTTTAATTTTATATTCATAATTCCGTTGTTTATTTTTTATGTATATGTGTTATAATAATATTAATAAAAAAAGAAATCATAATCTAGTGGAATAGAGTGTGGTTTCTATAGTTTCATATAGTTATTTTTTATTGAACTTAAATTTTATATCAAGTTCAATAGTCGTACCACTCTTTCTATTTGCACTAGAAGAGTGGTTTTTTATTTTATCAAATATGTAGTTGGTAACTAAACCAATTACAATAGTACCTAATGTACCTATGATAAACTTTGTCATTAGCTCCATATAGTTTCACCTCCTTCCTACTTACTGTAGGAACTAGGACTATATGAAACCACCACTCTTAGATTATGATTTCTTTAGATATTCATTATATCATTATTTTTTATTATTTGATATAAAAAAAATAGGCAATACCAATATATATTGATATTACCTTATTTTTAAAAAGCTCCACCTAGTCTTGCTTTTCTATTATTCATAGTGTTTATTTCAGTTTCCATATACCTTGCTGTCCCTCTAGCTATTTGCTTTCCATCTAAAGTTATATTATTTTCAATAACTGTAGTTCTTTCAGCCATTATTGCACCTAATAATTCTGTTAATAGTTTATTTTGTTGTTGTGTTTCCTTTAATAAACTATCATTCATCTTTTCTACATTCTTAGTTGCTTTTGATGCTGTCGGTGTAGCTTTATAAGTTGAACCATAGAAATCTATTGCCTGTGTATCTCTTGCAAGTGTAGCCATACTACTATTTACATTTTCCATAAGTCCTAAAGATGCTTTCTCTGTCTTATTTTGAGTAATGTTAGTTCTAGTTACAGTTACTTTTCCTGTTATACCTTTACTAATAGTATTCTTCATAGTATTCCAATCAGCTAAAACGCTATTTTTCAGCTGTTCCATAGAATTTGAACATCCATTATATAAGCTACTAAAAGAACTTTTTGCTGATTGTTCTAAAGCTGTGAAACTCTTCTTTGATTGATTATACATTGTAGTAGCATCTTGCATAACATTAGTCTTAGTCTTGGACATACTAGTAGATACACCATTATATAAATTAGTCATAGATTGTTTTGCTGATTGCTCTAACTTACTAAAACTAGTTTTTACACCATTGTAAGCATCACTACCAAATTGTTTTATAATCTGTGATGATGTATTTAAGTTCTGTTGTGTAGCCTTTGGTATTTCACCTGTTTCTGTTAATGCTATATTTCCCAATCCAGACAATGAACTTTCTACATCATTTTTCATAGTATCCATATTAGATTTAGCTTTATTAGCACCATCTTTTGTATTAGTATCAATTACATTAGCTGTTTCTTTTGTCTTTTGGTCTGCTATATTCTTTGTATCATTAAAAGTTTGTTCTTTACTAGATTTATAAAGTTCATCACTTGCTTTAGCATTTTCAGCTAACTTTCTTTCATTCTCTTGAATGTAATTTATAGTTTCTTCGTGCTGTGTTTTTGCTGTTGCTAGTCTTTCTTCCATACCTGGGAATAACTTTTCAGCAATTGGATTATCAACAAATGTTTCTAAAATACCAATTTGTATTTCTTGGAAAAATGCTTTTAATTGATTAGCCATTGTTTGAACATTTAAAACAACGCTACTTACACCTAGCCCTACACTTGTAAATAATAGATTAAAAGTGTCCATAACAGTTGTTAAAATAGGCAATACTCCACTACCTATAGTTTGCTTAAGTTCATTCCAGCTATTACTAAAATCTTGTTGTGATGCCTCATAAGAACCTTCGTATGCTGTTGTAACTTCATCTATAGCACCTTTAGTATCTAATGCACCATCTTTTACATCTACCCAACTTTCTAGTACACTTTGGTTACCATATTCCACAGTTCCCTTAAAAATATCTTGTAGTGCTGTTGCTCTAGCTGTTTCATCTTCTACACCTAATATAGCTGTTGATACTTCTTTGAATGCATCTGACATAGTGATTTTACCACTATCTATCCTTGATGTTAAATCATCTACGTCTATTCCTACACTATCTAATGCTTCAGCACTTGCTTTAGAACCATCAGTAATAGTTAATGTAAGTTCCTTCATCATATCAGCTACTTTATCAGAGTCCATTCCTGTAGCTAACATTGCTGAATTTATTAGATTAAATGCATCTTGACCATCTACTCCCATTTGTCCGAATATTGGTGTATACTCTATGAATGTATCCATCATATCACCAGCTATATCCATACCTTGTTGCTGTCCTCGGATTATCATACCTATAGCATCTGTTGCACTCATTCCCCAATTATCATAAGCCATAGTAATGAAACGAACCATATCATTAGTTTCATATCCATATTTATTTAATACAGACATACCTTGTGATACTTTCTCCATTTCACCATCTGTCATATTAAATCTTTGACTCAATAATTGTACAGCATCTGCTATACTTTCTATGTTATATCCACCATCAGCAAATGACATTATCTTTTTCTGTAAATCACCTGCTTTTTCTTCTGTAAGTCCCATTGTTATTTTAAGGTCTGTTAGTAATCTATCATAGTCCTTTGCTCCATCTATGACAGCACCAACAAATATACCAGCTAATGCTAGTCCTGCTCCTTTAGCTCCAAGGGATAATAAATCTAAACCACCACTTAAACCATCTATTTCGCCTGCAAAATCACCTATATCAATACCATCAAACATAGATGATAGGTTAGAATTGTCAACATTATCTAGTTGTTCCAATTCGTTTCTAAACTGTTTAACCTCATTTTCAGCTGTAGCCATTTTGGTTTCGGTCTGTTGTATTTGGTTCTGTAGACTTCTCATTGAATTTACAGTTTTTGATAATGTATTATCCATACCTGCGTATTCTTGTTTTAAAGTCTTTAAATTATTTTCTTGTTTCTTATATTCATCACTAGATTTTCCTAATGTACTTTCTAGTTCTTTCAATTTCATTTCAGCTTTTGATATTATATCTGGCAATTCTTTTTGTCTATTAACAAATGTTTTTAACTTGCCTTCTTGCTCCTTGTACGCATCACCTAAAGCATCTATCTTTTTAGAATAAGCCTGTATTGCTCCTTCTCCACTAGATATTACTTTAGATAGACTATCAAAGTCTTTTTCAACTACATTTAAAGCCTTTTTAGCACCATTGAAATTTTGTTCTAATAGTTTTGTACTTTTATTTACATTCTTTAGTCCACTTTCAAATTCCTTACTATCTAAACCTAATTCTACAACTAAGTTATTAATTACTTCTTGTGACATAGTTTTTACCTCATTTCTTATTTTTCACATACAAAAAAAGATAGCTATTAGGCTACCTCTTTATATGCTCTTATTTATTTGTAAAAAAAATAGGAGATAAGTTAGGAAATATAATTATCTCCTTCTTATCTCCCATTTACTAAAAGAAATCTTCTATTTTGTCTAATTTCTTTTCATTGTTTTCTTTAACATCCTCTAAACCATTTACTCTTTTATAAATAGCATATTGAGAAAATAAAAATCTTGGTGTTGTTCCATCAAAATTTTCTAATGGATGATTTAATAGCGTACAGTATATGTAAGTTAAAAAATCATAGTCCCAATCTTCTTTAAGATTTATTTCTTTTTCTTCGGTGTTTTTTTTGATGTATCTGCTTTAGGCATACTATTATTCATTAATTGACCTATGGTATTAAAACTAGCAAATAATTCTACTAAACTTAATGCATCTACTTCTTTTTGTTCAAAGTCTGGATGATTTGGTTTTATACCGTGATATAAAACACTAGATATAATATCTAAATCACCTTCACTTAATTTTGCTATCATTTCTGGCGTAGTACAATTACACTCTTTAGTAACTCGTTTTATTACACCAAAATTAAAACTTATATTATATTCTTTTCCATTTATTTTAATCTTCTGCATTTTACATACTCCTTAAAGTTTAATTTTTAAATTCTAAGGAATACATAAAATATTCCTTATTTTTATAGATATAAATAGTCAAGCAACTAATTTAAACCACCTTAAAAACGATTTAAATTAGTCACTTTTTTCTTAATTACTTAGATGCTTTTAAAGCACTTGCACTTGGTGCATCTGTAGGGAATGTAGTTAAGAATGAGTTCATAAATGTAGCATCTACACCTGTTGCATCTTCATCTGCTCTAACTCTCCAAGTTCCATTTTCTAATGGTATTATAGCGAACTCTATTTCAACATTTGCTATTTCTACACCATCTTCTTTAGTTTGGAAACTCTCACCTTTTACAGTACCTTTTACTCTTGGTATAGATACTAATCTGTATCTACCATTAGATTTTTGACTCTTAAATGTCATACCTAATATTGGTGCTACTGTATTTACGTTATCTACTACAACACCTTTTACTACTTCGTGTCCTGTCACTAGTGCATATTCATCTAATGATAAACCTAATAATTCAACAGTTACCGTTCCACTAGAAAAACCTTGAACCACATCACAAATTATGTCATCTGCATAAAATGACTCTGAAAACATATCTATTTCAACTTCTGCTGTAACTAATCCATCTACTTTTACAGTACTATCTGAAACTATTGTTCCATCCGTTTCTCTTTTTCCTAATCTTAAATCTGATAAACCTATTTGTCCGACCTTAGCCATATTCTTTTACCTCTTTTTTTCTATAATTTTTCGCATAAAAATAAGACCTACATTTATAAGTCTTTTACTAATCTATATCTAAATGACCTTCCATAAAAATCATCTGATTTCATATCTCTTTCATTTAGCTTTATAAACTTTTCTTCTTTCATCAACCTTTTTATTTCATCTATTTTAGATGCTCCAGCTGGTGATTTAAACCAATATATTAAACCAATTTCTATATTTTCATTTGATGCTATATCATCAGAATAATTTATATCATCTTGATTATTAGTTTGGAATATTAAATATTCCTCATTATCACCACTATACTCCATCCAATGTATAGGAATGTTTAATGGTTGTAATGTTTCTATTATCTTTGAGTTAATCATAATTATTTTAACTCCTTTATTAATACTTCTTTTATTTTTTCTTGTGCTGGTTTAATACCTATTTTAAATCCATCATCTATAAAATATGTACCAGCTCTTGACCTACTACCATAATGATTATAATAAGCACGCTCTACAATCTTTCGATTATCTCCTGTTACTCCTACATCAATAGTAGTTTTGCCTTTTTTCATCTTTATTTTATTAGCACTTTTTATATTAGCTCTTAGTTCTCCTGTATCTACAGGTGATGCATCCTTTAAAGCATTTTCCATTGGTTCAACACCTTCTAATAATGCTTTCTTAGCTACATCTTTTTTAACTTTATTCTCTAGTTCTGATAGTTTCTTAGTTAGTTGCGATATATCAAATTGTAAACTCATAACTATCTTCTAATCTCACACATTATTTCTTGCCATCCATTACCATATGGATAAACGTGTTTTATATTATATTGTTCATCTTTATATACAACTATATTTTCTAAAACTATATTTCTTCTACTAAATAATAAAAATTTTATTGTTTGGCTTTCAGTATCTTTATTAGCACTAATATATTCCTTAGAACTTTGAATTTCCTTTTTACATCTTAAGCGATATAGTTTTTTAAGTTCTCTAACTGTCATTCCTGTGATTTTATCTGTGGTTTTTATCTCACTATAAACTTCTAATACTTCCTTTAGTTCACCTATATTAAACATAACTCACCTAAAGGAACTTTCTCGAACTATTAATATATCTTTGTATCAATGGGTTCGCTTTGGTATTTGTTTGAACCATAGCACTTCTATACTCATACATTTCAGATACTAAAATTAATAATGCTGGTACTAGCGTTTTTGCTTGTAAATATTCTTGTTCTGTAAGTCCACATACTTGCATTAAATATTCTTTTGCCACCATCATAAACATTTCTATTTCTATATCATCATCTGTAAATTCTAATTCAATTCTAAGATAATTTTTCATAAAGTCTAAATCTATATCTTTAATACTATACATCTTTATTCACCTTTTTCTTTCTAGTAGATTTCTTTTTATCTACTACAGCTAACAATCCAGCATCTACTAGTTCACCAGCTCTTTTAGTATTCTTTATTTCTACTATCTGACCTTTGATGAATGCTATTTGTAATGCTGTACAGTAAAAAGGTGATGTTATTACTTCATATTTCATTTTATCACCTCAAATAAATATAATTAGAACCGTACCTATTTGATACGGTTCTTTCAACTAGGAAATACTAAGCTATTTTAGCTATTGCTTGTGTTATACAAGCCTTTACATCTAAAGCTATTGTAGTTCTGAAAGCTATTCCAGCTGTTGTGAAGAATGCATCATCACTTCTCTTAACTTGTGCGTTAGTACCAACACCAGCTACTACAGCCTTTTCTAAGTCTGTAAACATCATATCTGTTATATCTTCACATAACACTACAGGTCTACCCATTAATTTAAATTGCATTCCATTTACTAAATCTCTAACTAGTATAGGATGTCCATCTGTTCCAACTAATCCAGCTAAGGCTTTTAAATGTGTGTCATTTACAACGAATATTGCATTCTTTCTATACTTAGCATTTAATCCAAAGTATAAATTTGTAACATCTTCTAAAGCTATTACACCTTCTGCTTTAGGTGTAACTGTAACTACTTCTGTAGCTTTGTTTAATGTATCTGCTATCATACCTTCTATAGTTTCATCTATAGCTTGGTTTCCTTCTTCTTTTATTAATCCTTCTACATCATATGATGCATCATTCATTAACTCTTCTGATACTACAGTTAATAAAGCGTGCTTTTCTGGACGTAAATCCACTTGTTCAACTAGAACATCCTTCTTAGCTATTTCTGCTAATTCACTAGCCTTAACTAATTTACCCATTTTAGATTTTTGCACAGGTACTATTGAATTACCATTAAACTTTTCTATTCTCGCAAAATCTTTTAATCCTAATTCTTTTGCTCTATCAGTTACTAAAGCTCCATTTTGTACTTTTTCACCTTTTACATTTGATTTAGTCATATCTCTTACTTCTACTTCTTTACCTTCTAATAACATTTCTCTTAATTCCATACTTGTTTCCTCTACTTTCGTTTCTTTTGTATTTTTTAAATTTCTTATTTCTTTTGCTTGCTCTATTTGAGCATCTAATTCTTTAACTTCTTGAACCTTTACATTCATTGCATCTAGTTCTTCTTTTGATAAACTTCTTGTTTCATCAAGACATCCATCAAGCTCTGCCATCAATCTGGCTCTTTTTTCTATAAGTGCTTTCATTGACTTTTGTTCCTTTCATAAGTTTTTTTCACAACAAAAATAGCCACTAGCTTTCTGCTACTGACTTTTTATAATTCTTATTTAATTTAATTAATTCTCTCCAACAGTTTGATTGATGATGGTATTAACTACTTGTCCTTCTTTAACTATTGAATTAAATTTAGATAATGTAAATATATCTAATCCTTCTTCTTTATTCATATTTAATTTAGTTCTAACTTCATTTAAAGTCATAACTCCACAATCTATTGCTTTAGCGTAATATTCTATTTCATCTTTCTTATTAGTTCTCAATAGATTATCTATATTAAATTCAAAGAATGTATCACCATCTTCTTTTTCTTCTTCTGTAAGTAATTGAATATTAAATAACTCTTCAATCCTTCTTAAGTATGGTAATAATGTATATTGTAGAAACTGTAAGTTTGATTGCTCTAGGTTTCCATAGTTCCCAGATTTTTCATTTGAACCAATCATATGTGGACTTATCTTTAATAGCCTTGCTATTTCTGATATATTAAACTCTTGATGGTTTAATAATTCTACATCAGCTGGACTTAATGATATATTGCTATATTTTAAATCCTCTGGTAATACTAAAACTCTTCCAGAATTTCCCCCTCCAAAGAATGATTGTATTTTTTGTGATAATCCTTCTCTTTGTTCTGGTGATAAATTAGAAGGTGTGTGTATCAAACCTTTAGTGAATGAGCCATTAGTTACCGTAGCACCCATAAATGAATTTTGAGCACCAGCTAATCCTAAAGTTTCCCTCCCAAATTCAAGTATGCCTTTACCATTTATTCCATCTTCACTATTAGTAACTAAATTTAAAACTTCATAGTATTGATAAGTTCCTGCATATCCTTCTTTAGATATATAATAGATGTATTCATCAGTTCCATTTACTTTTCTTAATTGAACTTCCGATTTCTTCAAAGGAACTAATTTTTCAATTTCAAACTTTGAATTTCTTATTATCAATATAAAACCATTACCTTCTAGTATTGCTGATTTTATAATTGCATCTTTCATATCAAATGAAGATATAAATCCATTAGCACTTCTATTCAGTAAATAGTTTATCTTTTCTTTGCATCTTACTTTAGAACCATCTTCTGCTATTTTATATTTATATATTGGCAATGATGCTATTGTTTCAGATATAAGATTTACACCACAATATAACGCACTTAATTTCATAGCTACATCTTTATTAGTTTTAGAAAATCCATTAAATTGAATATCTAAAACATTTCCTGTATCTTGATTAGATGCTGGTTCTGGTGTATTTTTAAATTTATTAAATAATCCCATATTTTCTCCTTTCTATCAAATTTTTAAAGGTATAAATACCTTATGAGTATTTTTTAAACACCTTTAAAATCCAATTTAAAGGCTTGAATTTTCAGTATTAAATCATAAATATATCATCAATACTAAACTTCGGTTTTTCTTCAACTTCATATGCTGATTTAAAAGCAAATACTGTTGCTACCAATAAATCTATCCTGTTTTTAGATTTAGATTTATCCAGCATTTCATTTTCTGATTTATCTATTCTTGTTATTGCATTAGATACACACCAATCAAATAACATAGACTTTTCATAAACAATATTTCCTAAATAAACTTCATTTCTAAGCTCTTTTGTTGGTGAACTTAGATTAGTCATACTTTGTCTTATCTCAACTACATCATAGTCATTGGATAAACTTAACATCATATTTACAGCATTATATGGGTCAAAATTTATGCTTTTTATTTTGCATTTGTATTCTTTTTCTATATTTCTTATATAATCTTCTATAAAATCATAATCAACTATCATACCTTCTCTTATGAATAATTCACCTTTAGATGCTGAAAGTTTATAATCGAACTTTTCACGCCTACCTATCAAACTTTCTTCTGGTATAAAGCCTACTGATTTTATAAAGTATTTTCCATCCTCTTTATACATCATAGATACAGCTGAAATATCTGTTGTAAGAGATAAATCGACACCTATGTGTACTTCTTTTCCTTCAAAATCAATCTTATCTACGCCTAATGCTTTCCACTTATCCATAATTAAATATGAATTATCCTCACTAGTTATCTGTGGTACATTGAATTGCTTTATTAGTAGATTTTTCATAATCTTAGGATTTTCTAAAGCCTTTTTATATTCATTTTCTATAGGTTTTGCTGGTATTTCTTCTAATATCGGACACGCCTTTATCCATAAGTCTTGATTATGGATTTCTTCTGGATTATCCAGACAATACATAATAGGTAGTATTCTTTCATCCTCAAATGTACCTTCTAGCACTTTCTTTCCATAGTCTAGCATTTCCACAAACCAATTATCTTCGTGCTGAACATCATATTCAGTACTTATCATAAAGGTCTGGTAATTTTTACGCATTAAGAACCCACTTGTTAAACTATCTCTTAAAGCTCTATCAACTACCATACTTTCATCTAACATTATTGTAGATGGATTTATACCATCTTGTGATATTGCATTAGATGATACAGCATTGAATATAGAACCATCAAATTCTAAATACTTCTTATATATTTTAAAATGTTCTGCTAGTTCTGGATTAGATTTAACTAGATTTATAGCCATATTAACTAATATTTGTGCCTGTGCTAGTTTAGATGCTCCATTGTAAACCTGTGCATTTTGTTCTAGCATCATTCCTATTAGACCTAGTAAAGATATGATATATGATTTACCTTGCTTTCTTGGTAGGTATACTATTACTTCTCTATATCTATAAATACTTTTATCTTCCTTCAACCTCCAACAAAATGCATTTTGCACTATATTTGATTGAAAGGATGCAAGAACTATATTTTCACCAACTTTAAGACCTTCTGTATACTTAAGTTGATATATAAATTCTTCTATAAAAAAGGCTTTTTCTACGTCAAAAAAGTAAGGAAAATCTTCATCCTTACTTCTTTCAATATCTTTTATGAACTTATTAGCAAATAATATCATCCACTTATTACTTGGTACTTTACCTGTAGCAACTCTTTTACAATATTTATATGCTGTTGTTTCATAAACTCTATTATCAAACATCTTTTAACCTCTTAATCCACTTAGAAGGTTATTAAGTTTGTTTTCTTTTTGTTCATTATCAACATTCGCTGCGAATTTACTTCTTGCACTTGCTGACATTCCTATTGCTGTCATATTTCTATTAAATATTCCTTCATAGGTTTTAAATGTTTTTATAGCTGGATTTTCTACTAATTCCACTTGATGTGTTTTAGTATTTTCTTTATTTACTAGTAATCCATATTGCTCTATTAATTCATTAGCTTGTAGCATTCTATATTTTGCATTTGCACAAATAGCTATTATTTCTCTATCTGCATTTGCTAATGCTTTAATATGTAATAATGGTTTTACTAGTTCCAGATATATTTCTTTCTCTGGTTCTCTTAAATGCTCTGGTGGTGTAGATAATAAACTTCTATCACCAACTAGTTCATTTTCTGCTTGTATTCTTCGTTCACGTTCTTCTTTAGAAACTTTTTTACTTTGTAGTTCCATAGGAACTCTAGGTTTAGCCATTTATTACTTTCACCACCTTCGACTAAAACTTGATTGGGGCAAATATTTTTTAACGTAATCTCCATCTCTAGGGAAATCTTCTCTTCCTAAAAATGAAAATCAAACTATCCCCACCCAATTTTTGAAAATTAATTTTCAATTTTTAATAATTTTTTTACAAACTTATCACTATTAATTAATTGATTTATATATTTATTTAATTTATTTTTATTATCAATATTATTTAAATGTACTTGCTTATGATGATAAGAACATAAGCTAATTAGATTATCATTATCTAATCTCTTACTAAAGTCTTTTAACAAAGGAACTATATGATGCACATCATTGCTTGGTTCATATCTACATAATGCTTTACATATGATACAATGATTGCTATCTCTTCTTACAATCTCTTGTCTTTTCTTCTTCCATTCATTTGATACATAAAACATTCTAATCTTATCTTCATTAGCCTTATCTCTTATATATCTATCTGAATTATATCTCTTTGTATTATCCTTTAATTGTTCTTCTCTCTTGCTGGTACATTCTTTACATCTTGTAGTCCTATATGGTATCTTAGCACCACAATCTTTACATAGTGTCATTAATGCCATAATATACTACCTCTTTTATTATTTGTGCGAATAGTAGGACTCGAACCCACATCACCAGACTAACTCGCCTATGGTTTTGCCTATTAAACTATATTCACAAGGAAAGTAGGCATAGCTTAAACTATACCTATGCAACATAAACTCTAGGAAAATAGATTAGTCCGACTCTCCTATTTGAGTCGACCTTCTCATTTTATTTTATTTAAATTTAAGGTTTGCTACAACCTTATATATAATCGCTATTATCTTTGTATCAATCTTTATATCATAAGTATTTAATTCTTTTATTAATATACTTTTGAAATCATCATATTTCATTTATAACACCTCTTGTGTCAAAAAATATATAGTTTTTGTTGAGAACTATATAAAACTCAATGGAATACAGCACTTCCATCAATTTGGTAACTTCACTAAAGTTTTGTGGTCTATGATATTCGCAATCACATAAACACCTAGAAACCACATAGGAGTAGGCATAGTAATAACTATACCTAATGAAATTTTTAAAAGAGAAAAATTCAAAATTGGGTGAGCATACCCAATAAAATAAACTTTCTTTTAAAATTATGCAACCTATTGGATTTGCACCAATACTAATACCTAAAGGTCACAAGGAGTATAGAGAACATATAGTTGTCCTCTATATAATTGAGTAGAATAATAAGATTTAAACCTTACTATTCTTTTGTATATAAATATGATAAAACATCATATTTTAGTAGGTATGATAATCTATTATTAATTAGAATATCTATCCAAAAACAGAACGAATTGGATTTGCGTAGCAAATCCAATGAGTCACTATATAATTTATTATTCTTTATAAAAAAATAGCCACAGCTAAAGCTGTGACTTTCCTCAAACAGCAAGCTGTTTTCGGAGGATGTTTATATAATAATTAACATCCATTTACTGAAATATATATTATTATTACTATATATCAGAAAGTGGATGTTAATTATATTACTTATTTATTCTTTAAATTAAATTTATATCTATTAATCTATGAACAAGTATTTCTACATCTTCATTAAATCTGGTCAATGTATTATCCTCTTTATAGCGTTCATTTAATTTTAATATATCATTTTCTTTTTTAGGTAATGTTTTTTCATTATTTATACTATCTAAAATTGATTGTTTTGATATTTCATTTATACTATTTAAAGCATTTGTAAATTCTTCTTTAGTTATTTTAAAATCATATATATATTCATTTGCCTTTATATCATATACCTCATAAAAATAATCAAATTTTATTTCTGGTATTTTATCATTATTGTGTATCCAATTATCATTGCTTTCAATTACCGATTTTGTAAAGTCATTTACAAGCCTATTTTGTATATTTTCATATACTTTATTATAAAATATTTCTTTTTCTTTTTTACCTGCTTTATATACATCTTTTTGAGTATTAAATCCACATTCATTCAATGCATACCTTATAGCTCCACTTGTAAATTCTTCTTGTTCTTCATTCATTAACATATACATATTTCTTGTTTGAATATCTGGTTTTCCATTTATATATATTACATTTCCATTCTTATCTAAGTTTGTTTCTTTTATAGTAAATCTACATCTTTTTTTAATTCTTGATATTATGTAACTTGCATCTACTAAATACATTATATTTCTTTTTACAGCCTGCCCTATTAAATTATCTACATTCTCTAAAAACAATACAGTACTCGATAACATTACTTGATTATCTTCTGCTGTTTTTTTATTATATCTTTTAGCATCTAAATATTTATTATTTACAAATCCACAGTTAGTCATTAAAATGCTTTTTGGTGCGACAATATTTCTATTATTATTTTGTAATAGATATATTAATACAGTTTTCATATTTTCAGCATATTTTCCATTTAATTCAATTTTTCGCTGTGAATATATTTCTGTTATTATATATTTCATTCCTCTTCCTCTTCCTATTGTATAATAACTACATATTTCACTTGCTAGATTTTTTTGTCTTTGCTTTGAATTTGGACTTTTAGCTGGCTGTTCATTTATTACACCTTCAAAAAATTCTTTTCCTGTGTATGGTACATTTAATTCTAATCTTATATTCATATAATCTCCTTGTTATTTAGTAGCTTTGTAGCCACGTTATAGTTAAATTTTTTAAGGTTCTTTTAACCTTATAAGTAACTATTTGCAAAAAAATTATGGAATGTAAAAATAATTTAATATTTTATTTTTTATAAAGATTTAAATAGGATATTTAGTATTATGAATGTATTTTTAAAGGCTCTAAATTGATTTAAATGCTTTGATTTTTAAATAATTTAATCTATTTATTCTATAAATTATAAAAAGCAGGTTTTTACACCTGCTCTATTTTGAATATTAATATTCAATCATATAATCATCTAATTCTTTTGTCCAAAAATCAATTTCATTCATTATTTGCTCTATACTAATTTGATTGTCTTTGTTTATAAATTGATACATAGCATCATCAAATATTGCTATAAAATATGTTTCAATTGCTATTGAGTCAATATCAACATCTACATTATATTTTTTATTAACTTTTGATGAATATTCTTTATGAATATTCATTAAAAGTTCTTCATCCATCACTTCATATTCTTGATTTACTACACAACATACATATCTATCATAATTTTTATATAATTCACTTATTTCCATATGATATTCACCAATTAAATCTATGACATCATCATAATCTTCACAAATATCATTTATATTAACTTCCCAACTATTCACTATATCTTCTCTTATTTTTCTTATTGTATTTTCCATCTTTTCCTCCATTTATTATAATGTCCAGCCTTCAAAAAAGAACCCAATTATATTATTCATTGCTTTTATAAAATGTGGTGCTGTTAGGTCTATATACAAATCAAATATCTTTTTTGCTATCATTAATAAAATACCTAATCCCATAACTGTAGCTAATATAGTTACCAAACTTCCAAGTATTATCACCTGTTTTTCCTCCTTGTTAAATTCTCTATTAAACCTTTTTAACTTCGCCTTTATGTATGTCATTCTATATGTCCTCCTATTGTTTTTTATTCCAATAGATGGTATACTATTTCTTGTCTAGTGAACTGTATTCCAATCTATTGGGTATGGTTCTTTTTTATTGTCTAATTACTTTCTTTTATCTCTCCATATTCTCTAATCATTGCATCTTGTGTAACTATCCAAGCTACACCAAATTTTTTACAATCTACACCTTCTACAAGCTTTCCTGTAGCAACAGCTTTTCTTAAAGTACTATCTTTTAAATTCCATAGTTTGGTAGCATCTGCAAAACTATATAATCCCTCAAATGGATTTTTCATACTATCACCTACCTTTAAATTAGCTTTAACACTATATCTAGTACTAGATTTAATATGATTAATATTATCAATACTTTAATTGATTTACTTAACATCTGTTTATAATTCATAGTTTTATGATATAATATTAAGAAACACACCTAGAAGAATATATCTTCTAGGATTTAGTTTTAAAGTAACTTTTCAACTAACTTCTCTATGACTTCTAATATCTTGATAAGTAGATTGATTAAGTTATGTAAGATAGCTCCTATAGTGATTAAAAGTGCCAATTTTAATCTACTATTAGAGGGCTTTCTTTTTTTGTGTTTCTTTCTATTACTCATTTATTCAACTCCTTTCTATATATTTATTATATCACGCCACCGTGATATTTTCAAGTTCTATTTTTAATTTTATTACATCTTTTTACAATAAAAAAAGAACAAGTTTTACACCTGCTCTATATCTTCTAATTCTCTATAAACTATATAAATATTTTTTTCTTTAATATCATATACTAATTCATTGTACTCTTTCTTAAGCTCTTTTAATCCTTCTGTAAGCTCTTTCTTAGTCTTAGTTAAGCTAATATATGTATAACCTCTATAACGACCTTTTACAACTAAATCATTATCTATTTGATATATTGTACCATTTACTATTCTAACTTCTTTTTCAAGTCTTTTTATTTGATTATAAATACCATCTAGTGCATATCTTAATATTTGTCTATTATTCATTTTATTTACCTTTACTTTCTAGCAATGCTTTATTTAGTATTTCTCTTATTAAATCAGATAGTGATATACCTTTTTTATTAGCTAACTTCATATACTTTTCTTTTTCTATTTTTGAAACTCTAGCTCTTATTAATGTATCTTTAATCATTCTCTTTCTCCTATTGTAGCTACCTAATATTTAAGATTATCTTATTTAACCTTATACTTAATGATTTACTAAAATTAGACCTTATGTAAAATAAATAATAAAAATATTTTTGCATAAAAAAATAGAAGGCAATTACTCACCTTCTATTCTCTGATTATATTTTCCGTTCACATTCAAGAACAACAAAACAACAATTTAATAAATTTTATATTCAAATTTATTCGCAATGATATAATAACATTTTTTACTATATTATTCTATATGTTTCAAGTAAATTAAGCATTTACTGTTTCTATATACTTATCTATAGCACTTAATAATTCATTCTTATATTTATATATATCACTTATATTTTCTATATAATATCTAACTTCTTTTTTGTTTTCATCAGCTATAGTTATACTCTTTTTTGCTGAATTGAAGTATAATCTACATACCCATTTTCTAGTATTATTTTGATATAATATACCAAAATATCTTTCAACATCTTTATAGCTTATTTCTTCTGCACTAACCACTTCTGATAATATACTTCTAACTATGTTAAATCCTTCTAATTCTTCTTCTGTTGTTACTACCTTATTATCTTCATTTGCATTTACATCTACAGCAACTTCTTCTACAACCGTTTCTTCTTGTATATTATTTACTTCTACAGTTTCTTCTTCTGAATTATTATTTAATATACTTTTTATCTTATCATTCATAAAATCATTAACAAATTGTTGCATAGATTTTTTTACTATCGGTCTAAACTTTTCTACTACATTTGAAGTTTTTACTCCTGTAAAGAAATCACCTATTATAAATCTCACAAATTCATCACTTGGATTATTTAATTGTTCTGTTAATTGAGCTTTTATAAGGTTTGTATATTTTAATTCAGATGCTGTATTGAATATAGTATCTATATCAAAATTATCCTTTGTAAATTTCTTTAATTCAGTAACTTTAGTATCATTTAAATCTAATAAATTAACTTCTAAGAATGGCTTTTCATCCATTTTATTAGTTTCTTCTAAATCTGTAAAGAATTTATAAACTATACCATTTGTTAAAACAGCAAACTTAGCATCTGTTGCTGTAAAGTATCTAAATAATTGTGCGTCGTGTTTTGTTAAATCATCATTAACACCTTTCGCCTCAATTAATATTACAGGCTTTCCATCTTTCATTATTGCATAGTCTACTTTTTCACCCTTTTTAGTCCCTATATCTGCTGTATATTCTGGTACAAACTCTATTGGATTAAATACATCATAATCTAATAAATTAAAGAATGGCATTATTAAAGCCGTTTTAGTTGCTTCTTCTGTTGCTAAACTATCTTTCATCATTTCTATTCTTTTTGAAAATTGTTTAATTTTATCTACGAAATCCATTATTATATTCCCTCCAAATTGTATATTGCTAATAATACACCCATTATTATTTTGTTAATTCATCCTCATACTTTTCAAATAACATTTCTAAAGCTATATCTATCAATTTAGACTTTGCTATTCTAGTTGTTTTTGACAATTCATCTAAAGTTTCTAATAGCTTTATATCAACACTTGTACTAAATCTTGTTCTACTAACTTCTTTTCTTTCTTGTGTCATATGTACAGCTCCTTTATAGTTTTAAGTATACATTAAAGTTAATGACATTTCAATAAGTACTAATCACTAATATTTTCATAAATTTCACCTGTGTATTATATCGTTTCATATAGCAAAAGTTCATATATATATGCTCTATCATATTTATTAACTGTCTTTGGATGACCTGCAATATTTACAACTTGTTTTCCAGAGATTTTTAAATTATGTTTAATCTTTCCAAATCTCCATTGTGTTATATTTAATACTTCACATACTTCATATTTAAACATATCTAATCTAACTTGATGTTCTTTATATATCCACAATATAATTTCTGGTTCTACTTCTGGTAAATGCTCTTTTAATAATGTTTTAACTTCTTTTTCTTTTAAATCAGTATAATTCTTTATTCCTACTTTTCCTAATATCTTTTTACACTCACTTGTTGTTATTCTATCTATAAGTTTTACTACATCTTTTATTATCAATTTATCTATTTCATCTGGTTCATATTCTCTATAATCTATTTTAAATATCTCTACAAAGATGCTGTATAATCTATTATCATTCTTATTATTTGTATATTTTATTTTCATTTTTCTTTAAATCTTCTTTTTGCAAATCTTTTATTATATCTATGAATATATCGCATAACCTATCTTTATCAACCTCATTTATCCCATAGCTAATATTAACTTTCATATTTTCTATTTTAAGCTTTGTCATTAGTACACCTCTCAATATAAATATTTACTTATTTCAAACTTTATTGTATTTTCTATTT